GCAAACGACATACCGATTGATGCGCTGATCTTGTATGTAAGGACAATTTATCATGGCAGTTTCTACCACACAGAGTATTTGGCGTTCAGGTGGCGGCGATCAAACTCGCACCTCTTACTGTGGCTCCGGCTTGATGGCCGCGCAGTTCTACATTTCTGGCGCTGATGCAGCAGGTACAGCGGTATCTGTTTCCTCTTCTAATTCTTCAGACGTAATTTTGCCCGCAGGCGCAATCATTGTTGAAATTCAAGCAGTGTGCGCAGCTACAGGCGGCACAACTCCTACGTTTGACATGGGCTTCACTTTGTACGGTACTTCTACCGCTACAAACACCGGCCTGATTTCAGCAGCTGTTGCTACAACCGGCAAGCTGGTTATTAACCAAGCTTCTGCCACTGCTGGTGCAAACATGGGCACCACAATGTCTACAAGCAACTTGGTGACAATCACCGGTGGCGGCACATCTGGTGACGCTCCTACAGGTGGTTCTATCTCCGGTACGATCTTGTACTTCGTTGTTGATCCATTGCTCGGCCAACAAAACGTCTAATTGACTCCGGGGGCTTCGGCCCCCTTGTTTTAAAGGAGATTAATTATGATGCAAACTGATGTTAAGAGTACGCACTTAAACGCATCCGGCTCCGTTTTTGGTGGTCGTGCGCGTGTTAAGGGTATTTCTGTCTGTGCTTCTGCCAGTGTTGTTGGCACGCTTATCATCAAAGATGGCGGATCTAGCGGCACAACAGTTATTGAGATTGACATCCCATCAAACTCAAACCCAAACTCGTTTTATATGTTAATTCCAGGTGAGGGTGTACTCTGCTCTACGAGCGTGTATGCTTCTCTCTCAAATATGGCATCTGTAACGGTGTTTTATGGCTGAAGCAAAACAAGCGGTTCTGACTGGGCGTAAGCTGTTTATCGGCATCCCAGCCTATGACGGCAAGATCAATATCAAACTTGCTTACAACATTGCGGCGTTAATGCCCAAGGCGTTGCAGTTTGGTGTATCCGTCAATATGGGCGATGTGTCTGGGTGCTCAATCATCACTATGGCTAGAAACCAGTTGGTGCATGAGTTCCTTAAGTCAGATTGCACAGAGCTGCTGTTTATTGATTCTGATGTGATTGCCACAGCAGATGATGTTTTGCGTTTGTTGGCCCAGAGTAGCGGTAAAGATATCACTGCTGGCGCATATCCACGCCGTGCCAAGGATCGCTATTTCTTTGCTGACCTGTATTTCAACGAGAACCAGGACCTAGAGTTTGATGGTTCACTGATGCGTGTAGAGCGTGTTGGCACTGGTTTTATGTTGATCCAGCGTCATGTTCTTGAAAAAATGGTGGCTGATCATCCAGAGTGGATGTATGAGTTTAAAGGTGAGCAGATTTGCAGCATCTTTGACTTTGCACTGAAGGATGGCAAGTACGTTGGTGAAGATTATTTGTTCTGTGATCGCGCCCGTGAGCATGGCTTTAAGATTCACATCGATGTAGATATCAGCTTACCGCACGTTGGTACAGACACGTTTGAGAATAACTTCCGTGAAGAGGTTGTAATTCCTCTTTTGGAGGCCGTTCGCAAATCTAAACTGAAAGTAGCAAATGGCTAAAACACCAGCATGGCAGAGGAAAGAAGGCAAGAATCCCAAGGGTGGCTTGAATGCGAAGGGTCGCGCCTCCGCGAAAAAGCAAGGCATGAATTTGAAACCGCCCCAGCCCGAAGGCGGCTCCCGGCGAGACTCTTTCTGTGCGAGGATGGAAGGGATGAAAAAGAAATTGACATCCGCCAAAACCGCCAAAGACCCAGACTCACGCATAAACAAGTCCCTTAGAGCCTGGAAGTGCTGATATGGAACTAATGGTTTGGAATGTTCTTCTATCTTTTGCATCAGCAGCTTTGATGCTTTGGGTAAAGGTGTCTCACGACGAAGTAAAACGCATAGGCATTTTGCTGAGTAAGACACGGGAAGAACACGCCGAAAAGTTTGTGACTAAGAATGATATGCATGCAGATATCAATCGAGTTCTGGCCAGATTGGACAGGCTTGAAGGTAAGCTGGATGAGTTTATGAAGGAGCAACGAAGTGCCCTCGGTTAGTAAGAAACAACGTAATTTTATGGCCGCTGTAGCGCATAGTCCTGCATTTGCCAAAAAAGCTGGTGTTCCCCAAAGTGTCGGAAAAGATTTCAACGCTGCGGACAAAGGTAGAAAGTTTGGCTCCGGCGGAATGGCTCGTCCAGACATTCAAAAAGTAAACAAGCCTAAAACTGATCACGGTAAGTTGGCGCTTTTTAAAAAGGGTGGCGAGATGGCTAAGAGCGACATGAAAGAAGACATGAAGGCCGATATCAAACAAGATAAAGCCATCGTGAAAAAGGCATTCAAAATGCACGACAAGCAAGAGCACAAGGGCAGTAAAGGTACTGACTTGTCTAAACTTAAAAAAGGCGGCATTGCGGCGTCTAAAATGGGCAGTGTTAAGACTGCCGCTCCGAGTATCAATGGCGTTGCTTCTAAAGGCAAAACCAAGGGTACGATGATCAAAATGAAAAAGGGCGGCAGAGCCTGCTGAAAGGAAATATCATGGGTATTAAAGAAGACGCTATCCAAGAAATGATGGACTCAAAGATGCGTGAAAGCGCAGGCAGAGCCTATGACAAAGCTATGCCAAAACCCGACACAACTTTTGGAAAGTTAGACGATTTAGTTTACCGACCCAAGAACGGTAAGATGGTTGACCCTAGGCCACTCGATGATTTGGTAGATAGGCAAGAACGCGACCCTACTACTTTGGCTCCAAAAAAGAAGCCAAGATTAACAAACTTAAAGGCTGGTGGCTCTGTTTCTTCAGCTTCTAAACGCGCCGATGGTATTGCTACCAAAGGCAAAACTAAAGGCAGAATGATCGCCATGTGTGGCGGCGGCAAGATGTAAGGAGCACAATCATGGCAACACGTAAAATGAAAAAGTACGCTGAAGGCGATGTAGTCTACGAAGATGATCCGTATGACGATATGGAAATAGCAAATCGACGTACAGATCGTACGTTGGTACCTAATGAACGTGGCGCTGCAGGGACTTCAGAGACTGTATTCCCCACAGAAAAACCCATGGCTAAGCCTAAAGCAGGGATTGTCACCAAAGAAGAACTGGCTAAGTCCGGTTTGAGCTTGCGCGATTACATGAACAAACAGCAAGGTTTGACACGTCGTGGCGACTCCTCCAGTGCGGGAAAAACACTTCCTAAGATTCCAGATGCAGCCCCTGATACAGGTGATGAATTAGGTCGTTTGGCTCGATTCAAGAAACCACCACTCCGCCAAGAAACCATGCGGGAGCGCGCTGAATCTTATAACCGTAAGCGTGGTATCCCTGGCTTTAAAGCTGGCGGTTCAGTTTCTTCTGCTTCCAAGCGTGCGGATGGTATTGCCATTAAAGGCAAGACTCGCGGAAAGATGTGCTAACTATGAGAGCAAGCCGTGGAATGGGTGCCGTGTCACCCTCAAAAATGCCTAGCGGGGTTAAAAAAGCCCGCCGGGATGACACGGACTTTACTCAATACGCCGAGGGCGGAAAGGTTGGTCTCTATGCCAATATCAATGCAAAGCGTAAAAGAATCGCTGCTGGTTCCGGTGAGAAAATGCGCAAGCCTGGTAGTAAAGGTGCGCCAACAGCTAAGGCATTTAAGCAGTCTGCTAAGACAGTGAGGAAATAATGGCTAAGACTACCGGAACCACCGTCTTTAATTTGGACATGAACGACCTCATCGAGGAGGCGTTCGAGCGTTGCGGTCAAGAACTTCGCACTGGTTACAACTTTCGTACAGCCCGCCGTTCGTTAAACCTTTTAACGATTGAGTGGGCTAATCGTGGTTTGAATTTCTGGACTGTTGAACAGGGTCAGATTCCTATGGTGACGGGTCAGGCTATGTACCCTATGCCTACGGATACGATTAACCTGCTGGACACTGTGATTCGCCAAAGCAACGGCACATCCAACCAGATCGACATCAATATCAGTAGCATTTCTGAATCTACGTACATGAGCTTGCCAAATAAGCTGGCACAAGGACGTCCAATTCAGGTCTGGTACAACCGTCAGTCTGGCCAGGAAAACCTTTCTACGGTTACTATTGATGGGGCTATTACTGCTTCAGATACCACAATTACTGTGTCTGATGTAGCCAGTCTTACCACTGCCGGGTTTATTAAAGTTGGGGATGAAACCATTAGTTACCCAAACGTTAACCCCGTAACCAACCAATTGTTGAATTGCGCTCGTGGGCAGAACGGCACTACGGCTGCAAGTCACGCTGATGGTGCGGCAATCACTGTGCAGAATTTGCCGGCGATTAATGTGTGGCCTACACCTAACGCGCCTGGTGATCAGTACATGTTTGTGTATTACCGTATGCGACGCATCCAAGATGCTGGTACAGGTACATCAATCCAAGATATCCCATTCCGGTTTATCCCTTGTATGGTGGCTGGCCTTGCTTATTTATTGAGCATGAAGCTGCCAGATGTTGATCCTCAGCGTGTTATGGGTCTGAAAGCTGATTACGAACAGCAGTGGGAATTGGCATCTGCCGAAGACCGCGATACTTCGCCTTTGCGTTTCGTGCCAAGGAACTTGTTCTACCATGCCTAATCGGTTTGCTTCTGGTAAGTATGCAATTGCGGAATGTGACCGCTGCGATGGGCGTTATATGCTCAAGGAATTGCGTACCCAGACGGTTAAGACTAAGCCTTACAAAATTAAAGTTTGCCGTTCCTGCTGGGACCCAGATCATCCACAGTTGCAATTGGGTATGTACCCAGTTGATGATCCTCAAGCGGTACGGGAACCACGCCCTGATGTTAGCTACCGAGTGTCAGGTCAAAGCGGTTTGCAAATCTTGACTACTAACAGTACAGCTCCTGATGGTTTTGGCTACCCAGAAGCTGGCAGTCGCATCTTTCAATGGGGCTGGAACCCTGTTGGTGGATCAAGAAATTTTGATGATGGTTTGACACCAAATAACTTGGTTTTAACCATAGAACTTGGTACAGTATCAGTTACAACGACATAAGGAGTCGAATATGGCATACACAAAAGCAGCGGACGGTATTACCAAAACCGGCAAAACCAAAGGCAAGAACCTTGGTGATGACGGCCCTAGCCTTGGTATTCAAAGTGGCGCTAAGAAATCTGGCGGCGCTAAGACTGTAACCGGTGAAGCTATGCGTAAAGTTGGCCGTAACATGGCGCGCGCAATGAACCAAATGCGAGGTTAATCATGGTTGCACAAGTTAAACCTACAAAGAAGAATAGCCCTCCAGTGAAGACTGGTGCTAATCGTGATAACAAGCCCGCTTCTGCTTATGCAGGTCGTGCTAAAGAAGCTTTGCCTGAGTTGGCTGCACGCCCAAATCGTAGCAAGCTGGACGAGCTCGATGTAAGTATTGGTAACTACAGCAAGTCTGCTGGTAATGAGCCAATCAAAACATCCGGCATTAAGATTCGCGGTACTGGTGCTGCAACTAAAGGCACAATGGCACGGGGCCCAATGGCATGAATTACACTGAACTCAGCGACGCTATTCAAGCGTATACGGAAAACACGGAGACTAACTTCGTGGCGGAGATTCCTGTTTTCGTTAAACAAGCTGAGCAGCGTATTTACAACACGGTACAGTTCCCTTCACTTCGCAAGAACGTGACTGGTGTTACCACAGCAAGTAATAAATATTTGCAATGCCCGTTGGACTTTTTGGCTGTGTACTCAATGGCTGTCGTTGATGGTACGTTGGAGTCTGGCACATACGAATACTTGCTGAATAAAGACGTTAACTATATTCGTCAAGCGTACCCACAAGCTAACGATACTGGCCTTCCAAAGTACTACGCTTTGTTTGGCCCTCGTTCAGATAATGAAGATGAGTTGACGTTTATTCTTGGTCCAACACCAGACACCACGTACAACGTTGAGTTGCACTACTACTATTACCCAACATCTATTGTTGATGCCGAGACATCTTGGCTTGGTGATAACTTTGATTCTGTTCTGTTGTACGGCTCTTTGGTTGAAGCTTATACCTACATGAAGGGTGAGCAAGATATCATGGCTTTCTACAATACAAAGTATCAAGAAGCACTTGCGTTGGCTAAACGTCTGGGTGATGGTATGGAGCGTCAGGATGCATATCGCTCTGGTCAGTATCGTCAGAAGGTGACCTAATGGCTTTTACTGGTAACTACTCCTGCAATACGTTGCGCTCTGGTCTTGCCGATGGCACGATTAATTTAACTACGGATACTTTTTATCTAGCGTTATATACAAATGCGGCTTCGCTTGACCAAACAACATCAGCATATACGACTGTAGGCGAGGCTTCTGGCGGTGATTATTCCGCTGGTGGTCAGGTAGTAACAGCTACAGTGAACTCTGCGCTCACACCATCCGGCAGCGTTGTGTATGTGACGTTTAGCAGTCCTAGTTGGACAGGTACGATTACGGCACGTGGTGCTTTGATCTACAAAGCTGGAGATAATGGAGCAGTTTGTGTGCTTGACTTTGGTAGTGACAAAATCTCAAGTAACACATTTACTGTGACTATGCCCGCAGACACAAGCACATCTGCACTAATCAGACTTTTATAAGGAGTTAACATGTCTTTAGACAAAATCTCAGCCTCAGACAAATGCGAAGCGTCTACTGGCTACAACACCGCCCCATCTGATACAGCGACCATTGAAGGCCGCTACTACGCCGTTTGCTATGACAAAGACGGTAACGTAAAGTGGGAAGATGCTATTGAGAACCTGGTTACCACAGTGGGTAAGAACCTGACTTTGGACACTATTCTTGGTAACTCAGCCGCTGGCGCAGTTGTCATGGGCCTCAAAGGTACTGGTACAGCCGCTATTACTGACACCCAGTCTTCACACGCCGGCTGGTTGGAAGTTGGTTTGGCTAATGCCCCCACATACTCCGGTAACCGCAAGACTCCTACATTTAGTGCTGCGGCCTATGTAAGCGGTACGACTTGCACCAAGTCTACTTCTTCAGCCTCCACATTTGCCATTACCTCAACAGGTACCGTGGCTGGCTGCTTTATCAACATTGGCGGTTCTGCAACAATCGACAACACCACAGGAACTTTGTTTTCTGCTGGTGACTTTAGTAGCTCTAAAGCGGTTGTTTCAGGCGACACGATTGCAGTTTCATACTCTTGCTCATTGACATAATATGGCTTTAGCATGGGGCGACAGCACTTGGGGGGCTGCTGGTTGGGGTGGTGTAACTGCCTTTGCCGACAGCGTATCCGAGTCTGCTGCCACCTCAACGTCTGAAATACCCGAGCTTACAATTTCTGTTAGTCGTGCAGAGTCAATCTCTACGGCCAACACTTGGGGCGAAAGCGCTTGGGGCGACTTAAGTTGGGGCGGTCTTGGTTCTATATCGGATTCTGAGTCGGTCCAAGCCACTTTTGCATTTGCTGTAGCTGAAACTGCGGCGATTAGCGAGACACAAAATGTTGTCACAGGATATACAGCCAGCGTAAGTGATACAGCGGCCACAACCACAGCAGAGTCTGTGTTTGCTACTTTTGGGCTATTGGTCGAGGAGTCTGCGGCAACGGCAACAAGTGAGGCGGTAGCAGCAACATTTGCGCTAGCCTTGGCTGAAACAGCGGCTACATCGACCGAACAGTTTGTCGGTTCGTTCTTTAATGCAGACGTTAATGAGACGGCGGTAAGTTCAACGTCAGAGACAGCGGCGACGGATTATTACGGTCTGACTGTAAATGAAACCGCCACAATAGATACAACCGAAACCGGCGCGGCAACATTCGCCAAGTTTTTGGATGAGGTCATCGGGGCAATCGAGTCTGCCGAAACAGCGGCTACAACGTATACATCGACTGTGTCCGACACAGCCGCAATTACCACTTCCGAGTCGATACGAAAAACTTGGGAAATAATTGATGACACACAGAACGCAAACTGGCAAAATATTGGAAATACCCAAAATGCTGGTTGGACTAACATTACGACCACACCATAGGAGCTTTAAATGGCAGCTACAACAGGACAACTAGGGCTAGTCACCCCAACGCAGGGCACGCTCTCTGGTACTTGGGGCGACACAGTCAACAACGGCATTACCGAATACGTCAACATCGCTATTGCGGGCACTTTGTCTTTTGCAAACGATGGCGCAATCACTTTGGCTAATACGACTGGTGATGCAACTACCAGCAACATCGGTTCAACTACAGCGCAGTACATGGCGATTCGTGTTACTGGCACGCTGACCACAACCAAAGTCATCACGGCCCCAAGCTACAGCAAAATCTACATGGTAGAGAACGCGGCTACTGGGGGTACGGTAACTTTCAAAGCTTCCGGCCAGACAGGTGTTTCGGTTGCTGTTGGTGAACGTTGTTTTGTTTACTTTAACGGCACAGATTATGTGAAGGTTTCTTCCAGCGTTGCCGACGGCGTGACCACAATTAGTTTTGGTTCTACAGGTTTGACACCTGCAACGGACACATCAGGTGCGGTTACAGTAGCTGGTACGTTGGCTATTGCAAACGGTGGCACAGGGGCAACTAATGCAACAACGGCGCTTAACAATCTTGGCGGCGCATCCACAGGTAAAGCGATTGCCATGGCAATTGTCTTCGGTTAATTTAAGGAGCTAACATGGCAAATCCAAACATCGTAGCCGTCACCAGTATTTACGGTAACACGGCTTATGTGATCCCCTCAACCACAGGTGCTACAACGTCATGGACGCATAATGGCACAACCTCTTTGACTGGCCTGACGCCAGCATCAGGTACTGTAAACAAGATTGACTCGATTGTGGTGTCAAACACCACATCGTCTGCTGCAACTGCGACTGTGGCTATTGCCAACAACGCAACGTTTGGTAGCGGTACTGTGATTGCGTATCTGGCTTACCAGATTAGCGTCCCGCCTAACGCCTCATTGATCGTGACTGACAAGACCACTTCGTTCTATGTGACGGAGAACCAGTCTGTTGGCGTGACATCAGGCACAGGCTCTGCCTTGACTTACACAGCTAGCTTCGAAGCAATCACCTGATAGGAGACTTTCATGTCTCAACGATATACAGGCGGCTACGTATCTAACGCCTTTAACGGCATTAACACTGCTCCAACAACGGTGGAATACCTTGTCGTGGCTGGTGGTGGCCCCGGTCAAGGCGGCCAACCAAACAGTAATTCCGGTGGCGGTGGAGGTGCTGGTGGTCTTTTAACTGCAACAGGTTTTGCCGTTACCGCGGGCTCTTCTATTACAGTTACAGTCGGTGCTGGCGGCGCTGGTAGTGCAAGCGGCACTGCCGTAGGTAGCGCTGGCGCGAATTCTGTCCTTGCAGGTAGTACAACCATAACTGCTTTGGGTGGTGGTGTTTGCGGTGGCAGTGGCGGTAGCGGTGGTGGGGCAAGATACGGTTATTCACCGGGTACTGGAACGGTTGGCCAAGGTAACAATGGTGGCACCACTACTGTAGGTTATTCTGGAGGCGGCGGGGGCGGCGCAGGTTCTGCTGGTATTAGTATCCCCGGTGCAGTATACGGCGCTTGTGGTGGAACGGGTTTAGCCTCATCTATCACCGGTAGCGCGGTTTTTTACGCTGGTGGCGGCGGCGCTTCATTTTACAGAAATTTGTCAGGCTCTTATCCCGGTTTAGGTGGGGCTGGCGGTGGCGGTAACGGCGGAACTTCTGTAGTTGGCCCCGGATTTGCTGGACAAGCTAATACAGGCGGTGGCGGTGGCGGTTCTTGTACTGATTATTATGCTAATGGTGGCTTGGACGCTGCGGGTGCTAATGGTGGCTCTGGTATTGTTGTCATTCGTTACCCCTCATACTTGGCCCAAGCTGCGTCAACAACTGGATCACCAGAAACTTACATTACAGGCGGATGGCGCGTGTATAAGTTTGTTGCATCCGGCACAATCACATTCTGAGGTTTTATGGCACAAGGTCTATTCACACTGAAGCAAGTTAACCAAGCAATCAATCAGGGTGCATGGTCAGGCTATATTGCGCCTAAATGGGTTGAGTACCTTGTTGTAGCAGGTGGCGGAGGAGCTGGTGGAGCTGGTGGAGCTGGCGGTGGTTTGCTTACTGGTATCGTAACTGTTGCCACAGGAACTTCTTATACCGTAACAGTTGGTGGTGGCGGAACAGGCGGCCCAAACGAATCAACATCACCAGCTACAAGCGGTTCAAGTTCTGTATTTGGTAGTATTTCCGCTACAGGTGGTGGTAAGGGCGGTACTTGGTATTCATCTAGCCAAAATGCTGTTGCTTTAGGTGGAACAGGCGGTTCTGGTGGCGGTTCAGCAGGTCAATATACGTATTCATCGTATGTTGCTGGCGCACAAGGAACAGCAGGTCAAGGCAATGCGGGTGGTTCTGTAATTGGAACTGATGGCGCACCTCATTACCACGGAGGTGGAGGCGGTGCTGGTACAGTTGGCTTAAATGCTAAACCTGATGGATATGCAGGTAATGGTGGTGCAGGCATTGCGTCATCAATTTCTGGAACTGTAACTACTTACGCAGGTGGCGGTGGTGGTGGTAGGGCTAGTGGTGGAACAGACGCAAATACAGGGAAAGGCGGTGTTGGTGGCGGTGGAGATGCGGGTACTACTTCAGGTAGTTCTGGTACTGCGGGGACAACTAACACAGGCGGTGGAGGTGGCGGTGGAAATGCCGCTACAGGCTCAAACGGCGGTTCAGGCATTGTTATCGTTCGTTACCCCGGCACAGTTCAGTTCTTCACTGGCGGCACATTAAGCTACGCCAACGGTTATGTTATTCACACGTTTACATCTTCTGGTACTTTGGCTCCTACAACAGCAACTCCTTTGTTGTCTGTAGATTACCTTGTTGCTGCTGGCGGTGCTGCTGGTGCAGGTGGTGTAGGTGGCGGTGGCGGTGCTGGTGGTTTATTGACTGGTACTAGCTACTACGCAACAGGTTCAGCCATCACAGTGACTGTGGGCGGTGGTGGTACGCGCGGCGCAACCGAATCAACTATCGGTACAAGTGGTTCCAATTCAGTCTTTGGTTCTTTCACAGCTACAGGCGGTGGTATTGGCGGAAGTGCTGCGGCAGGGGGCGGCTCTACTGGTGGTTCTGGTGGTGGTGGTATGGGTAGTGGTTCAAGCAATGGTTTTGCAGGAACTTCTGGTCAAGGTAATGCTGGCGGTGGTGGTAATAGTGCTGGCGTAGGCGGTGGTGGCGGTGGTGCAGGTGCAGTTGGTGCAAATGCAACTGGTTCTGTATTAGGTACTGGTGGCAATGGAACTGCATCTTCTATTACTGGTTCTTCTGTGACTTATGCTGGTGGTGGCGGTGGCGGTAACTACTGGAATGGTGGTGCTGGTAGTGGCCTCGCTATTTACCCTGGGGCTGCTGGTGGTTCTGGTGGTGGTGGTCGTGGTGGTTCTAGCTACAACTCATCAAGCCCCGGATCAAACTCTCCTGAAAACGGTACGGCTGGTACGGCTAACACCGGTGGCGGTGGCGGTGGCGGTACAGGAAATCAAGGTCTTGGCGGTAACGGCGGCTCTGGTGTAGTGATTATTTCTGCGCCTCAAGCTGCGGCCTCTACTACGGGTTCACCAACAGTTACAACAAATGCTGGCAGAACGATTTACACATTCACCGCCAGTGGTTCAATCACCTTCTAAGGAATAGAAATGAGCAGTTACTTAGGCGGTTACGTATCGGCGACTTTTAACCCGCTGACCAGCGGTATCACATCTAATGTTGAATACTTGGTGGTTGCTGGCGGTGGCGGTGGCGCGGGAGGCCAATCAGCTTCGGTAGGTGGTGGTGGAGGTGGTGCGGGTGGTTTGTTGCAAGCCGCTGGGTTTGCTGTAGCCGCTGGTACTGCTTTAACTATTACTGTGGGTGCTGGAGGTGCTGGCGGTAGTAATGCTAACGGCTCAGTTGGTTCTAATTCTGTTTTTTCATCCATTACTAGTTACGGTGGTGGCTATGGAAACTCTACTTATGCGGCCTCATCAGGATCAACCAACAAAGGCGGTAATGGCGGGTCTGGTGGCGGAGGCGCTAAAGTTGGTGGCGCAGGTGGCGATCCCACATCTGGACAAGGATATGCAGGTGGAGCTGGCTCTTCATCAAGTGAAAATTCCGCAGGTGGTGGTGGCGGAGCTGGTTCTGTAGGCTTGGATGCATCAGTATCGGGAGCCGCAGGTGGTGATGGTGGTACAGGAATTTGTTCAACCATAGATGGATCACGAAAGTTTTATGCTGGTGGTGGAGGAGGCGCTTTTGGCGGTAGTTCTTCAAACTATGTAAGAGATGGTTTGGGTGGCGCAGGCGGCGGCGGAAATGCTGGAGGTGCTGGTAACGGCGCTTCATCTGGAGCTTCTGGAACTGCCAATACAGGCGGTGGTGGCGGTGGTGGTGAAAGAAGTAGCGGAAGCATTTATGCAGGTGGCGCAGGTGGTTCTGGCATTGTCATCATTCGTTACCCTGCTAACTGCGCACCACCCACTTCCACAACAGGCAACCCTCAGATAAACTACGCTGATGGCTATCAAATTTATACATGGACTTCCTCTGGGACAGTAACTTTTTAATGGAGAATCAAATGGCACATTTTGCACACATCACTAACGGCGTTGTCGATCAGGTCATTGTCATTGATGCTGAGACTTTGGCAACAGGTCACTGGGGCGATCCTTCTGAGTGGGTTCAAACGAGCTACAACACTCACGGCGGTCAACATCCCGAAGGCCGCCCACTGCACAAGAATTACGCTGGTATCGGTTTTACATGGGACGGCGTAGGCTTTGCGGCTCCACAGCCTTTCCCAAGCTGGACTAAAAACGCTGACACATATTTGTGGGAGTCTCCTGTTGCTATGCCTACAGACGGCAAGATGTACACATGGGACGAAGCTACAACATCATGGGTTGAAGTAACTCAAGGAGCCTGATATGGCCCAACTATCTGGAGTGTGGACGCTGAGTCAAGCGTCCCAAGCCGTCAAGGATCAGAACTGGACTGGTATTGCTCCACCTAACGTGGAGTACTTGGTCGTTGCTGGCGGTGGAGCAGGTGGAAGATATGGAGCAGGTGGTGGAGCTGGTGGTTTACTTGCAGGATTTTCTGGTGTAACTTCAGGCTCGTCAATCACTGTAACTGTTGGCGCTGGTGGCGCGGGAAATAACAGTAGTTCTTCAGTTGCTGGTAGCAACGGAAACAATTCTGTTTTTAATAATGTTACTGCCTTTGGAGGCGGCGGCGGCGGCAGTTTTTATAGTACTGGTGCTGCCGGAGTTGCTGGGGGGTCAGGCGGTGGTGGCGCATGGTCAACCGCCTATATTGGAGGCACAGGAACTGCTGGCCAAGGCAATTCTGGCGGTTCAGGAGAAAACGCAACTAGTTTTGGACAAAATGGTGGCGGTGGCGGAGCTGGAACAGCAGGTTTAAACGCCGTAATTGGTTATGCAAGTGGTAATGGCGGTGCTGGTATTGCGTCTTCCATTTCAGGTTCTGTAGTTACCTATGCTGGTGGCGGGGGTGGGTCTAGTGGAACTCCGCCACAAGTGAATGGTGTTGGCGGTGTAGGTGGCGGCGGTGCAGCTTCATATTCTGGTAATGGAACTTCTGGAACTGCAAATACCGGAGGTGGTGGTGGAGGTTGTGTAAATCAAACTTCTGGCGCTGGCGGTTCAGGTATCGTTATCATTCGTTATCCATCCTCATACAAACTAGCTGCGTCCACAACAGGTTCGCCAACAGTAACAACAAGCGGCGGATTTAATATTTACCAGTGGACGAGTTCAGGCTCGATCACGTTCTAGCTATGTATGCGTTGGCTCTTGCTGCCACTGTTGCTGTGTCTGGCAGGGGCCACCGCGAATGAACGATGTATTGTTACTGACTTCTATGGACTGAGTTGGATTGGCGATCCGGGAGTACGGCACTCGCAGTTGTCCATGTGGCTGACTACGAATGGAAATAGTTGCGGTACTGAGCAGTTGCTGGTGATCTGGAACAACTTGGCGATGTGGGCTGGGACGGCGGATTCGGCAGAGATTAGGGCAAAGGTTTTGCATTTTTATGCGAGGGCGGCTGAACGTGAAAAGAAATGATCCAGCTTCGCAAATGGTATCCGTTTGTGTTCCCCACGCCCTACGATGTAAAGGCCATAGCCGCTGAAAAGCGAGCCGAGCGGTTGGAGTATGAATACAGGTTGGCGGTTGAGTACGAAAAGGTAAACAAAGCAGTTGACGCCCTTGAAGTTGAGCTGTACAACAAACGCGCACACCAGCACACGATTGAGTTAGAAATATTTAACAACACAAGACGCTTTGACAAATACGTATGAACAAACCGATACGCCAACCACGAAAGCCGCAGATAGAAGTGAAAGAAAAGCTGACGCTGTGGGTGACCTTAATGGTCAGCGCGACCCTGTGTATCTCCGTATTGGCTATGGTAATCGCCTTTATGTTGGGACTATGGGCCAAGGAAGTGGACAACGCCGAAATTTTCAAGATGATTTCACCCGCTTTTTCTACTCTAATCGGCGGCATGATTGGGTTCCTGTCTGGTATCAAACTCATGCAGAATGAAGAAACTAAAAAAGAAAATGGGTGCAAATGAATAAGTTACCGCTGTATATATTCAACATTGGCGAGCACTCCAATAAGAACTCTATGGCGCAAGGCGTCATCTATGAGCATGCTAAATATGTATATACAAGAGGTAACAGTTTCCCATTAACTTCAAACAGGGAATCATTTGATGAGTTGTACCGCAAGCTGCTTGAGATATCGGAAGATCTGTTTGACGGCTTAAAGCTTTTAGAAAACAACAAGCGCACGTGCTGGGCGTACCTTACAAACAAGGACTTTTACCGTGGTGGCATCCATGACCATATGCGGACCAGCATCATCAACGCGGTTTACTACCTCCAGGTTCCTAAAACAAAGTCATACAAAGAAGGCGGTATTAGTTTCTATGACGAGGCAAATAACGAAGTATTTTGTTTTAAGCCAAGAGCTGGTGACTTGGTAATTTTCCCAAACCATTTAAAACACCAACCACACCAAAGTAATACAGACGATTTTAGGATTGCCATTAATATGGAAATCATGTGCGAACCCGTTCAATGGTAATTAAAGGAACTTTATGCTGACATTGCTCTCAACCTTGATCTCGTTTCTGATGGGCGGCCTGCCCAAGATCCTGGAATTCTTCCAAGGTCAGCAAGACAAGAAACATGAGTTGGCGCTGGCCCAGATGCAGATTCAACGTGAGTTGGAGATGCGCAAGCTTGGCTTTGAAGCCCAAGAGCGTGTGGAGCATATCAAGTCAGAACAGCTGGCCACCGAAAGCGCGGCCAATACACAGCAAGTCCTGATTGGTGCGCAGCAGGCTGAGATGCAAGCCATCTACGCCCACGACATGAGTTTGAATGAAGGGACATCACAATGGATGAAGAACCTCCGGGCAAGTGTACGGCCTGTTATTACTTATGGCTTCTTCTTCTTGCTGATGTTTGTGGATATTGCTGGCTTCTGGTATGGATACTATATGAGCGTTCCTTTTGACGACATGCTCAATATGCTGTGGGATTCTGACACCCAGGCTTTGTTTGCCAGCATCATTGCTTTCCACTTTGGCGGCAGAGCTTTCGGCAAATGAACGTCAGCCCCAAGGCCATCAAGATGATTCAGCACCATGAAGGGGTGCGACAGAATCCGTATAAATGCCCTGCAAAGTTGTGGACGGTAGGTGTTGGGCACGTAATGTTTCCGGAGCAGGGCAAACTTAAAATAGATCAACGTGATGCTTTTGTGCCACCCGCAGAGGCCATGCGTAAATATTCAATGGAGGAAGTTGATGGGATTCTCAGGAGCGATCTTGACAGGTTTGAACGTGGAGTGGAGCGATTCTGTCCTGTTCCTCTTACACAAGGGATGTTTGACGGTCTTGTGTCTTTTAGTTTTAACGTCGGTTTGGGAACACTCCAGCGTTCGACGCTTCGCCAAAAGCTGCTTCGCGGTGATAAAGAAGGCGCTGCCGAAGAACTCTTGAAGTATTGCATGGCTGGTGGCAAAATACTCAAAGGGCTGCAAAAGCGTCGCATCGACGAGCGTGCCTTGTTTCTATCCTAGGACTGCCGATGCCATTACAAAAAATTCTGTTCAAGCCGGGCGTCAACCGGGAGAACACTCGTTATACAACCGAGGGTGGTTGGTACGAGTGCAACAAAATACGTTTCCGTCAAGGCAACCCAGAAGTAATTGGTGGCTGGGAGCCATTTTCAACAGCTACATACCAGGGTGTTTGTCGCTCTTTATGGAACTGGGCTTTATTAGACGGCACAAACGTAATTGGTGTCGGCACAAATCTTAAGTTTTATATTGAACAGGGCAGTCTTTTTTATGACGTTACCCCGTTAAGAGTAGTTCCAGCGCCCACGATTAATAACAATCCTTTTGTAGCAATAAATGGCTCAGCCGTTATTACGGTAACCGACACAAACCATGGCTGCGTAACTGGCGACTTCGTAACTTTTAGCGGTGCTACAGGTCTTGGTGGAAATATCACTGCCACGGTGCTAAATGCCGAGTACCAAGTTACTGTACTCACTGCCAACACATATACTTTTGTAGCTTCTGCTACAGCCAATGCAACGGATGCCTCTGGATCTCCAGGTGGTGGCGCTTCTGTTGTTGCCGCTTACCAAGTTAATGTTGGACCCGCAATTCCTGTTCCATTGACGGGATGGGGCGCGGGTGCTTGGGGTCAAACAGGCACGACATGGGGTTTTGGCGGGACTTCTACTTCATCGCTTCGTTTGTGGAACCAAATTAACTTTGGCCAAAACTTAATCTATGGACCTCGTGGCGGACCTATATATTACTGGGATGCCACCGGAGGTGTGACTACCCGTGGAGTTGCACTAACTTCTTTGGGTGATGCCGAAACTCCAGTAGTGCAGAACTCCTTTATTGTTTCAGATGCGTCTAGGTTCTTAATTGTTTTTGGTACAAACGATCCTAACTCTGCATCCCCAAATACGCTTGACCCAATGTTTATTCGTTGGTCAGACCAAGAAGACCCATTTACTTGGATTCCGTCTGTCACCAACCAGGCCGGTAGTTTACGTCTATCTCACGGCTCAGAAATTATTACTTACGTCCAGACTCGTCAAGAGATCGTGGTTTTAACTGACTCCAGTGTGTATTCGCTTCAGTACTTAGGACCGCCCTATGTATGGGGCTCGCAACTTCTGGGTGACAATATTTCGGTGATGAGTCCTAACTCAGTTGTGATTGCGTCTGGTGTTGTGTACTGGATGGGTGTGGATAAGTTCTATATGTACGATGGTCGCGTGCAAACATTAAATTGTGACTTACGTCGCTACGTATTCCAAGACTTAAATCAAGAGCAATCACTGCAGGTTTTTTGCGGTACAAATGAAGGATTTAATGAAGTTTGGTGGTTCTATTGTTCAGCCAACTCTACAACCATAGACAAGTACGTTATCTACAACTATGCAGAAAGAGTCTGGTATTACGGCACGATGGAGCGCACGGCTTGGCTTGATTCTGGTTTGTTGTCCTATCCTATTGCCGCTAAGTACAACAGCAGTACGGTTACGGGTAACTTGATTAATCAAGAGACTGGCTTGAACGACAATACTGACGGTACGGCTCTCCCAATCGATGCTTACATTAGTTCATCTGAGTTTGATATTGGTGACGGTCATAACTTTGGTTTTGTCTGGCGTGTTCTGCCTGACTTGACATTTGAAAATGCAGAGGCGGCCCCCAATGGTGATGCTGCCACGGTGACGATGACACTATATGGCTTGGCCAACTCTGGCTCGGGCGTAACAAGTGACGTTTCTAAACCGGTAGCAAAAAGTAATACTTACGTGATCACAGAAGAATTTACGGGTCAGATATTTACCCGTATGCGTGGTCGCCAGATGATATTTAAGATTGGCTCAAACCAAGTTAATACTGCTTGGCAGCTTGGTGCGCCTCGTATTGATATTAGACCGGATGGTAGACGATGACATATATTGTTACCACTGATTACCAGATCGATAAGTTAGCGGCCCCAAGCTTACCCCTTGCGCCGCAGATGTGGGATCAGCGTTTCCAAGATCAGTACAGTAACGTCTTGCGTTTGTACTTTAATCGTATTGATGACTTTATTGCCCGCCTAAATGCATCGGGAACTCCATCCGCTGATGGCTCTGGTCTTACTTTCCCATATGGCGCATTCCACGATGCTACGACACAAACCCAAGTAGCTACCAACACAGCAAAAGCAATCACGTTCAATGCCACAGATTATTCAAGTGGTGTAGCTTTAGGCACTCCAACTTCTCGTGTCGTGACCAACACTGCTGGATATTACAACTTTGAATTTTCTGCGCAATTGGATAAAGCTTCTGGTGCTACAGCTTCTATTTGGATTTGGCCAAAAGTTAATGGTGCAAATATCTCAGCTTCGGCAAGTAAAGTATCTATTCAAGGTACAACGGCGGAATCTGTCCCTGCTTGGAATTTTGTTTTACCTATGAATGCTGGTGATTATTTTGAGCTTTATTGGATGACAGACGATACAAACGTCCAACTTAAATACGAAGCCGGCTTTGGTACTGCGCCAAATGATGTACCCGCAATTCCATCTGTAATTCTGACCGCAACATTTGTGTCAGCGTTACCAACATGATAATATCCCCCCAATTCTAGGAGCACTTTACCCATGCTTATCCCAAATAAATTCAACGGCTATCGTAAAGATGGCACACGTAATCTCTACATTGGCGGGGGTGTTGGTGAGGCAGCTCTTTTAGAAGCCATGATGACCGGCGCTGCTGTCGGTGGTGGAACATCTCTTGTCCAAGGTAAAGACCCACTGCAAGGCGCGTTGCTTGGTGGTTTGATGGGTGGTGCGGCCTCTGGTATTAGTGGCCTTATGCCTGGTGCTGCTGAAGCAACTACAACAGCCGCCAATACTGCACCTGCTGCTACGACTGCGGCAGCCACGCCGGCGGCTACAGTAACTCCCGGGTTTGAATCTTTTACTCCTACAGCTACACAATACGGCGCGTTTGGTGAAGCCCCTCTTGGACAGTCTTTTGATTCTTTCGGTAGCCCCGTACCTGCCGGTAGCCCCGCTGCAACCATGGCAGATCCTACTGGTTTAGCTCAGCAACAAATGTCGGTTAACGCCTCACAAGCTCCGGCCAATAAAGGCATCATGAGCGGTGCTAAAGAATGGTTTGGTAACCTAACCCCCAAGCAACAACTACTTGCCGGCGGTGCTGGTATTGCTGGTCTTGGCATGATCTCAGATCAATTGCGTGGTGGTATACCTAAGAAAAAGCCATACACTGGTGCGTTAAGTCAGTATAGATTTGACCCAAGTGCATACCGCCCTTATAGCTTTGCAAGTGGTGGCGACACTGGCGGTATTGCAAGTTTGGGTGGCTACTCTGATGGTGGTCGCATGCTCAAAGGCCCCGGCGATGGAATGTCTGATAGCATCCCTGCAAGTATTGGTAATAAGCAGCCAGCCCGTTTGGCTGATGGCGAGTTTGTTGTACCCGCTGATGTGGTTTCACATCTAGGTAATGGCTCAACCGATGCAGGTGCTAAACAGCTCTACAGCATGATGAACAAGGTACGCAAAGCCCGTACTGGTAATCCAAAACAAGGTAAACAGATAAACGCACGTAAGTATTTACCTGCATAAGGAGAACAATATGGCTGGTGGCGGTGTAGCGTTTAATGAGGCTTTGCAAGAAGCCGGAAATTCAAGTGAGCCTGTAGTTAAGTACGGCACTGGTGGTCGCATCTCTGGTGGTGTTCGCCGTTTTGATATTGGCGGGGATTCTACTTTAGGAACAATTAATAATTCCGATTTAGGTGCAAATGACTGGTATGACGCTGGTGGGTTTGACTACGGCGGTGCTGGTAGCGGCGGTGATGGTGGTGCTAGATCTGGTATTAACCCAATCACCGGTAATCCTACAATGGATTTCACCGGTATGCAACCGCCCGTATACACTCCTGCTGCCGGTGATTTAGATTACGGCCCCGCTGCAACACCTCTACCTTCTGGTGGTGTTTGGGATATTCTGAATACGCCTTTTACTAGCCCTGATGATTTCACACCCCATAACTGGGATCCGTTGCCTATTAATGATCCGTATGATGGTCCTGTAGATCCATTCGTTGGACCTATAGATCCATTTGGTGGGGATCCATTTACACCTGGTCCATTTGGCGGCGATCCATATGTCGGGCCTGTAGATCCATTTGTTGGACCCGTAGATCCATATGTCGACCCATATGTCGCACCTTTTGGTCCACCTATTGATCAAATACCTGATGCAGGGGAACTCATAATTCCTGGTACAGCTCCTAAAGATCCCTATGTAGCTCCTTTCATACAGCTTCCTTATGTTGAACCCTACATAGAACCATTTGTGGAGCCATTTGTAGATCCATTTGTAGATCCATTTGTAGATCCATTTGTAGATCCCTACGTTGCGCCTTTTGTAGATCCGTATGTAGATCCTTACGTAGAACCATTTGTTCCACCAGATACTTGCCCTGCGCCCAACATGCGTATTTTGCTGGCGGATGGCACTCTTAAACCTGCAGGTGAATTGCAAGTTGGAGATATTGTTAGAACGCAACACGAAACCACTTTAGCTTGGGGTAATCATGCAGTTACACAAGTATCTATTATTTCTGGTTCCGAACGCATCAAAATTAAATTTGATAATGTTGAGTTTGTTTGCAGTCTGTCGCACAAATTCTTTAGATCAGTCGGAGATTGGGTTGCTGCAAAGGACATACGCCTTGGCGATATGATTAGTGGTCAGATTGTTCGTGGCGTTGAGCAAACCGAATCAGGTGATGTTGTAAGTATCACAATTGATGATGCTCATACATATATCTGCGAAGGATTGTTAAGCCATAACAAGTCTCCCGTTGATCCTTATGTAGATCCTTATGTAGATCCTTATGTAGATCCTTATGTAGATCCTTATGTAGATCCTTATGTGCCACCTTACGTGCCACCTTACGTGCCACCTTACGTTGGACCTTATGTAGCTCCGTACAGAGCGCCATATGTAGCGCCTTATGTACCACCTGTTACACCAACTACACCCGTGCCATCTGCTGGACGTTATAAAGCACAGTATCAAAACTATGCCGATCCATTGACGATGTTTAATGTAAGCAACTATGGTCGTGATTTGCCAACTTCGGCTGGGTATAACTACGCCCTTACACATCAAGGTATTGGTGCACTTAACCAGAGCTTACGTGACCTTGCTGATAAGCAGATGGCGCAGCCCGGTGGCGCAGATATGAACGCAGTATTGGCGGAAATGCGTAAAGTTGGCCTGACTGCGGCTGACTTAGAAAACGCCCGCTATGGCCGTACTACTGGTCTGAATACACCATTTAGTCAGTTCAACAAAGAAGCACCAACTGCGCGAACTTTCGGTGGTGGTATTTCAGAATTGATTAAGAAACTGCCTAAATGAGTTTATCCATCCGCCATGTCGATACCAACTATGTCCAGCAAGTCTGGCCTATGGTAAAGACTTTCTTGGAAGAAGCCATGACAAAAGGTGGCGACTTCCCAGACTGGGCACATAACTACACAGTTGATCACATCCAAAGCTTTCTGACTAGCGGTGCTTGGCTGCTTGTTGTGGCCGCTGATGAGGAAGGCAATGTGCATGGTGCCACGACAATCTCGTTTATCAACTACCCCTTGCACAGGGTGGCGTTTGTGACAGCGATTGGCGGTAAACTTATTTCAAGCCAAGAGACTTTTGAGCAGTTTAAAACCTTGTTAAAACTGCGTGGTGCGACGAAAATACAGGGGTACGGACGCGATTCAATTGTCCGCCTCTGGAAGCGTTACGACTTTGAACCCAGAAATACCCTTGTTGAGGTACTAATATGAGCTATTCCCGCCGAGAACTTTATGCCATGGGTGAGCCCCTTGGCGATAGCGCAACCAGCATTAAGCCTGGTGGTCATGGTCGCATTTATGGTGGCGGTGGCGGTGGCCCAACATCTTCAACAACCAACACATCAAACATTCCTGATTGGTTACGTCCCCAAGTAGAGACCGTGCTTGGCGGTGCAATGGAGGAAATGTTTAATACAAAGGCTGCCATCGATCCAGAAACTGGTAAGCCCATGTTGAACGAGGCCGGTCAACCAGTAAAGAATGTTACTGGTGTTAAAGCCGACACCTTCAAGCCTTACAGCACAAACCCACAGGACTACGTAGCGGGTTTCAGCCCCTTGCAACAACAGGTTCAGTACAACGCCGCTAATCTGCAAATGCCTGGCCAATACAACCAAGCTACTGGTCTGACTGGTATGGGCGGTATGGGTGCCCTCGGCACTGCACAGCAAGCACAGGGTATGGGTGGCGATTACCTTAGCGCAACAAGTAATGTGTTTAATCCTAAGACTGGCACATACGATGCGAGTAACGCCGTAGGTTCTTTCATGTCACCTTACATGCAGAATGTGGTGGACATCCAGAATCAAGCTGCTCAACGTCAAGCAGATGTTGCTAGAACCCAGCGTAATGCTCAGGCCACAAAAGCCGGTGCTTTTGGTGGAAGCCGTCAAGCGATTGAAAACGCTGAAGCTAATCGTTCATTGCAGTCTTTGATGAACAACAACCAGTTGCAAGGCCAACAAGCCGCATATCAAGGTGCCCTGCAGAATATGCAGTACGGCGCAAATCTTGGTCTTCAAGGTCTGAATACAGCGCAACAAGGCTACGGCATGGCTGGCCAAGCAGGTGCGGGTTTAGCGAATATTGGCAATCAGCAGTTGGCTGCACAGCAGGGTATTTTGGGTCTGCAACAACAAGTTGGTGGCCAGCAACAGGCTCAGGAACAGCAGATCATCAATCAGGCTATCCAGAACTACGCCAACCAACAACAAGCCCCAATGCAGGCTTACAACCAGTACAACGCTTTGTTGCGTGGTTACGCTGTGCCTGGCATGACTACTACTCAGTATCAGGCTGCACCTAGCATGACTTCACAGATTGCCGGTCTCGGTACAGCGGCTGCTGGCGCTTATGGTCTGATGAAGAAAAAGGGCGGCACTATTAAAGAGCCAAAGGGCCAAGGTATTGATACTCTTGGATTGCGCAACGCTTTGAATGCGGGGAAATAATGGCCGGTATTGCTCAAAAAATTATTGCTGATCCCGATAGCTTCTCTATCGACATGCTCACGCAGGGCGTGCAAGATGGCACGGTCCCTGCTTACATTGGCGTCCCCCTGATACAAGAAAAGATGCAAGCCCAGAAAGAGCAAGAAGCTTTGATGGGTGGGATGCAGCAAGAGGGAGAGCCTCCAATTGCACATCAGATCTTGGGCGAGGCTGCACAGACTAACGGAGTTGAAGCACTTCCTACTGGTTTGCCTACTGAAGGTTTTGCACCAGGCGGTATCGTTGCATTTGCTGAAGGTGGTGAAGCTGACGATGATGAGGAAGAAGATGACGGTTTTGGAATGAGCGATGATGAGCAAAAATTGTTCAGTGCTCTTCGTAATCGTTTAGCAAGTAGCCGTGAGTTTGAAGAGATGGAAGGTATTGGTGCGTTGCCTATTGGTGCTGCCAAGACTGCTGTTAAAGAAACCAAGCGTGAGGTTTCTTCTAAAGTTGGTAACGAACCTAAGCAAACTAAGTCTGAAGGTATTACACAGCTTTACAAAGAAAACACGCCATCTGAAGATGCAGGAATATCAAAGCTGACCAAAGAAGGCACGCCAGCTGGTGACCTGATCAATAAGATCATGATGAAAGAAAGTGGTGGTCGCCGCTACGATAAGAACGGTAATTTGCTAGAAGGCCCGCAGACCAAGTACGGCACCGCCAAAGGTGAGATGCAGGTTATGGATGCTACCGCCCGTGATCCTGGTTATGGTATTCGCCCTGCACGTCCAAATGATCCTGATGATTTAGCCCGTGTGGGTCGTGAATATTTTGGGAAGATGATGGACAAGTACGGTGATCCTAAGATTGCCGCTATTGCTTACAACTGGGGTCCAGGCAACACTGACAAGTGGTTGGCAGCTGGCGCTGACATGTCTAAGCTGCCTAAAGAGACCTACAACTATTCTCGTAACATGGCTGCGGGCGGTAGAGTTGTACCTGGCTTTGCCGGTGGTGTCTACATGGACCCAATGGGCGGCGTAGTTCCAGGCGATGAACCTGAGTACACTGGCTCTCCATTAAAACTTGGTGAAGCTATCCAAAACTGGTCTATGGGGCAGGGCTTCTCTAACACCGAAGACATTCTTCGCCGTCAGGAAGAGAAGAAAAAGAAAGAAGCTATAAAGAAAGCTAAACCCATCATTACAGATGCTGACAATGCAGCCGCTGCCGCAGAAACTGAAAAGTTGAAACGACTGGCCAGCACTGCCGCAGAAGCTAGAGCAGATCAAGAAGCCCCTGTTGCTCCTACTCCTGAAGCCCCAGCTGAGACCAACCCCATGGGTGACTATCTTGGCGAGTATGCTGCGTACCTCAAAGATCGCAGAGGCCAGATGGCTGCAGATAAAGAGCAGAACAAGTACTTGGCGCTCTTACAGGCCGGTCTTGGCATGATGGGTGGCACATCTCGTTACGCTGGTGCAAACATTGGTCAGGGCGCAAGCCAAGGTATCGCTGCCTATATGGCAGGACAGAAACAAGCTTCTGCTGATGACCGCGCACTCCAGCAAGGTATGCTGGGGCTTACTCGTGCAGACCTGTACAACAAGATGCACAGCGAAGATATTGCTCGTAGGAAAGAAGCTGGTATTAAAGGTGAAGAATCTAAGTACGCCAGCCAAATTGTGTCTTTGGAGAATGCCGCAGAACGTAACGCGGTTTCTTTAATCGGGCAAGATAAACTAGGTGCTATGGATCCCGCCGCCGCACGTGCGCAAGTTGAAGCAGAGAAGGCTAGAATCCTAAAGGGCTCTAAACTTTACCGTGATCTGCACAAGCGTCTGAAGCTTGGTGACCCATTTGAGGGTATGGACAACGGCGCTAAATCCGGTAATACTGAGCGTGTCTGGAGCGATCTTGGGAAGAAAAAATAATGGCATACAATCTGCGGCTTCCAAATGGGGTGCTACTCAAAGATATTCCTGATGATGTCCCCGATGAGGAAGTCCGCAGGAAAGTTCTTGAGGAGTTCCCTGACCTTGCGCTTAAAGAAAAGCGCACGTGGGGTGAAGCAGGGTCAGATATCCTAGCCAGCTTAGGTTCTGGCTTAGGTCAAGCTGCACAGTTTCCAGATCAATTAGGCCGTCTAATTACCGGCGAGAGACCAAGAGAAGCATCCGAAGTTTCTCCTGACGAAACCCCTGGACTATTTAAAGAGGGTCCAGGTGCGGTTCTTGGTGCGTATGGTAAGCAGTTAGAGGACTACGGCCAAGCACAGAAGAGCGCCATTCTCCGTGCAAAGGAACAAGCACGTGCAGAGAAAATTCAGAAGGCCGAAGGCTTTACTGATGAGTTCATTACATCCATCAAAGAAACAGCCAAAGATCCTGCGCTGATTTCTTCATTCTTCTTTGAGCAGATCCCTAGCTTAATCGGAAGTTATGGTTTTGGTATGTTCACCAAGGGTGGCGCTAAGCTGCTCATGCGTAATGCTACTGAAGAAGCATTGTCTAAATACGGCGTCCGTGGCGCGGTTGCTGGTAATGCGGTAATGCAAGGTACGGATGTTGGTTCTGATACCTATGAGCAGTTGTACAAGCAGTTGCGTGCACAAGGCATGCCCGAAGAAGAAGCTCATGGTGTGGCCCTAGGTAAGGGTCGTATTGCGGCTATTGAAGCCGCGGCTGTTAGTTTGGCGGCAACTAAAGGACTCGATAAATTAGGTGGGGCGTCGATTGAGCGTGCATTGATGGGCCGCAGAGTGCCTGGTCAGGGCTTTGTTAAAGGTCTTACCGGTGAGGCACTGAGTGAAGGTATCGAAGAAGGTGGCGGTGCCTTTGCTAAAAATTACAACATCAAAGATGTAATTCCTGAAACTGATTTGATGAAGGGTGTTGGATCCGCAGCGGGTCTTGGTGCTCTTGGTGGTGCGTTGCTTGGTGGCGGTGCCGGTGCTATTAGCGGTGGTAACTTACCTAACGTTCCTGCCGGAACACTTTTGCCTCCTACGCAACCACCTGCTCCTCCCGCACAGCCTCCAGTAGTGCAACCTGCACAACCCCAAGGTGCGATGCCGCCTAGCATGCCTATGCCGCCCGCAGCCCCTGCGGCTCCCGGTGTTGCCGCTAATCCTAATGCGCCAGTGGGTCCATATTCGCCAATTAAGCTCACACCAGAGGGTACTCCAGAACGTGATCTGGCCGGTGTTGTACCTCAAGGTCAATTAGCTGATCCTAAACAATTGGTTGGTCCTGATCGTCCTGCCGGTGAACTGCCCCCTCAAGTACAGGGTGAGCTGCCTATGGGCGGCCAAGGTGAATTGTTCCGTGGCCAAGCGCCACAACAACCTGAGCAAACACCTGCACAAACACCAAAAGCTCCGGCACCCGAGACTATCGGTGGGTTCTTGCGCAAAGTTATTGATATTGCCAAGGCAGATCCAAGCACCTCTAAAGTGATGCGCGGCAACAACTCGTCCACTGCAAAGATCGTGGAAGAGCGTGTACAGAATTTGATCACTGCTAATCCAGAGCTAGACCTTGCAGCTGCAATGGAGCAGCTGTATCAACAGAATAAGCTTGGTCAAGGTAGAGCACTTTCTCCCGCTCAGCAAGAATTGCTCGATGCGGCTTATCAACGACTAACAGGGTTAGACATTGAAGAAGGTATTAGAAATCGTTCATTCATGGCTGCTCCCCAAGGAGAGCTCTTCCCAGGAGAAGGAAATGCTGAACCACCTGCAGCTACCCCCAATGCACCCGGAGAAGCTCCACCTGATGTGGGAGTTCCTGGTCAACCCCAACCTCCGGCAACCCCCCAAGGAACTCCAGGAGGTGTCGGACCTAGAGTGGTACCTGGCGGGGTACCTGCTGGAACGCCTCCAACAGGAACAGGAACGCAGCCAATTGCATTAGATCCTGCGGTAGAGTGGGACCGTCACCGCGATCCTGCACAGCCTGACTACGATCAACTGAGCCCAGAAGAGCAAGCCGCTTGGAATAAATCCGTCGCTGCAGGACGTAGCACAGGTACTAACTTTGCCAAGGTCATGAAAGCCCACCTTGACCGCAAGGCTGGGGAACAAGGCAAATCAGAAGCTGAAATTAAAGCCGCGTTCACTAAGCACGGTCAAGAGATGGCGGCGGATATCGAGTCTGATATTAAAGGTAAGACATTTAGCCAAGTGCTGAAGTTCTTGTCACAGAGCGGTCCTGAATCCAACCGTCAGATTGCTAAGGCACTGTACAACCGCGCAAAAGAACTAACAAAGCTTGGTTACACATTCAAGTTTACTGTTCCAACTAGCCGTGCAGAAATTTTAAAAGTTGGTGGTTACGATCCAGGTGTTCTAGGTCGTGTGCAGCCAAGAGGTAAGTACATAGATATCAGCGTTGCTGGTAAAGGTTCAGGTCAACCCTTTGGTGCCCAGTACCGTACGACTACACACGAGTCGATCCATGCAGTTACTGCATCGCTGGTTATCTATGGGGAGAACAATCCTACGACAGATGCCGGCAAGTTTGTAACTGAACTGACTAGGCTTAGTAAATTTGTTCTTAAGCACTTGACGGATAAAAAAGCTCGTGGCGAGACACTGACGCGTTCGGAAGAAAAAGTTTTGTCAGGTTCTAATGCGTTGGGTAACCAAGGCGCAAGAGGTACTCGGTATAACCAGCCACATGAGATGCTTGCTCACGGCATGACAAGTAACTTCATGCAAGAAGTGCTTGAGTCTATCCCCTACAAGGGACGCCGTAGTGTGATGTCTAAGTTTGTGGAAGCAATCCGCACAGTGCTTGGCTTGTCACCCAGAACAGAGACTGCTCTGTCTCAAGTTATTTATTTGTCTGAACAGCTGCTCAACACCTCGTTGGGTCCGATTCAAAGCAGTACCGCTACCCGCGGTCCGATCCAAGCCACAGCAGGGCCGGTCAATGTCCCCGCACCTGGACAACCGTATACGTTGCCTAAGCTGACTAAGCTCCAGGCACCTCAGACAACTGCTCAGCAAGTTAAGACTGTGGTGGGTAAAGTACAGAAGAACTGGAACGATAACGACTTCTGGACACGCTTCCGTATTGCAGCCGTGGATCCTACGTCTGGTTTGGCGCAGACCCTGAAGAGTTTGCCTGTATTCCAGAACGGTCAGCTTCGCGCAGACATGTTGATCCGCTCGTTCAACCAAGTGATCAACCTGATCAAAAATGGTTTGCAGTCAGGAATTCCCGTTGTTAACAACGACGGTACTATCATCATCCAACAAGATCCGGCTAACCTAGCGCGGTCGCAGTTGGTGGCCGACAACCTTGATA